AGCCAGAACCACCGCCACCGCCACCGCCACCACCTGAATTGGCTGATCCTGCCGCACCGGCAGCGGTGTAGCCACCAAGACCTCCACCACCTGCTCCACCTGCCCCGCCAAGTGCTGACCCATTGTTCAAAGCGCCGCCACCGCCACCGCCTGCATACGTTACCGCCGAGCCGCTAATACTATTGGATGTGCCTGCCCCACCCACGCCCGCTGAGGCCGATGCAACTGCATTGCCACCAACGGCACTTGAGCCGCCGCCGCCACCTGCGTTTTGAGTAGCACCGTTACCGCCATTTGATCCTTGCCCAGATGTTCCAGTACCGCCTGAGCCAGATCCACCACCGCCGCCAAATCCACCGCCGCCTGAACCGCCTGCCCCACCTGAACCGCCTGAACCACCTACGCTACCTTGCCCATAACCGCCGCCAACAGGCGATACGGTAAGTGCGCTTGAAACAACGCCTATAGTGCCGTCTGTGTTTGTTGTTCCACCTGCCCCACCTGAACCTATTGTAATTGTGTAAGCTACACCTGAAGATAATGAAGTCGTACCAGTTAATAATCCACCCGCACCGCCACCACCGCCTGACCCACCGCCTCCACCGCCACCACCAGACGCAATCAAGTAATCAACCGAGTACCCAGCAGGCTGACTAAATTGCCGCCATGTTGAAGTAGTTGTGTCATACCATTCAGGGTTTCCAGTTGTAGTATTTTGACGAATTAAACCCGCAGCACCCGTTGGGCGTTGACCCGTTGTACCTACTGGCATTTTCCATGCGCCAGTACCTGAACTGGTTAACTGAACGCCTGCGCCTGAAAGAGTCAAAACACCGCTAATGGTTAAATTTGCAAATGTTGTTGCAGATACACCGACTACTTGAAATTGCGTGCCGTCGTACACAATAACGTACAAATAGTTTGCAATTAAATCGCTTGATACTAACGCTGTTGTTCCGGTTTTTGTAACTGCCTTTGCACCTAAAGTACTAATGTTGATTGTCACCGCACCAGTATTTGTGTTGGCTGCAACAAACGCAAACATTTGACCCGCTGTATACGCAGTTAATGCTGGGCTAACAGTCGCTGTAATTGTGTCTGTTCCAGATACGGTCAAGAACGAGCCAAACGAGTTTTGCACTTGTGCAATATTTGCAGAGTCAGTTGCTGCCGATCCCGCACTCAATCCCGTAAACTTAAAAGTTCCCATAGGAAGATTGGCTGTCGGTGTAGTTTGACCGTCTTTAGTAAGCGCAGTCGATAGGCCGGTAGCCAAATCAGCGGTCAGCGCATTAAACGCTGTTGATGAGATGACTGTTCCTGTAACAACTGGCTGACCAGCTGAGTTGATTACGAACGTGCCTGAACCGTTGTAGCTCACTTTGATTACCTCTGTTCTTCGGGCTGAATTTGCCCTAATTTAGCTGCCAACATCCTTAACGTATAAGGGTCAATTGGTGATTTTCCTGTGTATGACTTTAACGCCTCAGCCACTCGTTGTGCTGCACCGCCTGCTTTACCACCGTAATATGCCGCCTCGCCGACTAATCGTGGCGAAGTTAATACTAAACCTGGCAACAATGCTGGATTAGTTGCATATGCAGTAGCTCCACCTAAAACACTTGTAGCACCTTGAATCCCTCTTGGCGTGGGCGAACTAAGCATTTGACCGGCTAATTGTGGAAACAATGTGTCAGCGCCTGGCACACCCGTAGCCTCTAATTGCCGACCTAAATCAACCCGTCTGCCGTAATTAGTATTTGCATTGTTACGCAAAATTGATTGCAACTTACGAACCGACGTATCGATATTGGCTTTTTTGCCTAGTGACAACGATCCTTCAATGTCTTTGAGCAAGGCACTTGCTTGCTCGTAATCGCCCATTACTTTTGCGTAATCAGGTGCTTGCTTCGTAATTTCGTTTTTTACTGAGTTATACAAATCGTCTGCAACTTTACGAGCAGGCGTTCCATAAGGCAACGCTTGTTGAATATCGCCAATGGCTTGTTTTAATTTATCAAAACCTTCAACCGTTCTAAATACAGCAGGATTGCCTGCTTTAAATTCAGCAACTTTATCTTTAATTTCTTTTAAAGCACTTGCTGCGTTACCACGAATCACAACGCCATTAAAACTGCCAACTTTTTCAGCGTTAATAATTGCTTGGTCAATTGGCGCAAAATCAAGCAATGTCCTGTTTTGTGTTACGCCAGTCATACCAGATTTGTAAGCATCTGACTTGTTTCTGTACAGCTCTGCAACAGCTTCTTTTGCCGTGTTAACCACGTTTTCAATTGGCGCATTACCACGCAATTGACCTAAAAATGCTTCTGCCTTTGCGCCACCAGCTGCACCTGCTCTTGCAGCTTCACGGATAGATTCAGCGCCTGCACCAGTTGCCAATCCAACGGCAGGCGTGGCAAGCATTTCTGCTAATTGCAAAGGCTTTGTAACGGCTTTGGCTGCAATATTTAAAGGGTCAATTGCACGACCAACGTTAGCAACCGTTTCACCGGCACGACCCACCATGCCAGGCAATTTACCTACTAACGAGCCGCCGCCAGTAAACAGCATAGAAATATCTGCTGCCGTTCCTACAGGATCAGTTGCAATTGCTGTCTTAAACCCTTCAAGAGAGCCGTATTTTTTAGCATATTCGCCACCCACGGCATTAGCCATTTCAACGGCTTTGTCAATCTGACCAGGTTCGCTACTGATTGAGGTAATAAAATCTGTAACAGACTTAGGCAAGGCATTTTTAATTGCGCCAGCACCCAACATTCCAATGCTTTTAACCGTTTCAACAGGATTAGTTACCGCTTGGTAAATATCACCTGCAAACTTTGCTGCACTTGACGGAATGTTTGTGATAGCTTGAAACGCAACGTCACCGGCTTTCATTGGGCCTTGTGGCGCTTGTGCAGATGGCTGCTGACCTTTTGCCATGCCTAATAATTCTTCGTTGCTTAACCCTTCCAATCCTTTAGCCGCAGATGGTGTTGCAAGTTTAAGCAATTGCTCGTTACTCATTGACGATATTCCTACTGGATTTGCGTCTGATGTGGTTGCGGTTGCTACTAAGTTTGCAGAATTTGGTTGTTTTCTAACTGATTGAATTGTGTTGACTAATGAGTTGATATATTCAGGATGTTCTGCGTAACCACCTTCTTTCAAGGCTGTTGCAAACTTAACAGCATCGTCACCCGCACCTACAACGTTTGGGTATTTGCGCTTAATCAAATCTACAAAATGCGCCCCAAATGCTTCTGGAGTTTCAAAGGCACGATATTTATCAGTACGACCTAAGTAGTTATCAACAGCAGCCACACCGCCGCCTGAAAAATCCATAATGTTGCCGAGATTGTTAGTGCCAGGGATAATTCCTTTTCCCCAACCCGTTTCCAATCCCCATTGACCTAATAACAAATCAGGGCTTACGCCCAGTTCGCTGCCAACTTTACCGGCTAAAGGCCCGTATTGCGACGAAAATTGTTCAATGTTTGCCATTATTGAGTCAATCCTCTGCGTTTCAATTCAGCACGAATTTCGCTTTGACTGTAAGTGTTGCCAAGTTCCACAGGTTTATAACCCATGTCTTTTCTAACGTTTGGATCAATTTCACCAACCCGTTTGTTCCATTTTTCAACGTTACGTTGATTAGATAGTTTTTGCAATCTAGCCAATTCAGTAAGAGTTTTTGCATTAAGTTCAATTGACCCACCAACCACATTTCTTAAAAATTCTCGGTCAGAGTCGGTAAATCCTTGTCCAGTACCAAGGCCAGACGCTTTAATATTATCAAGCACGTTTTGACCAAGACCAGAAATTAACAATTCAGTCTTTTTAATTGTTTCTTCTGGCCCGTTACCCGTAATGTTAAACAAACGAGCAATTTGCAATTTTCTTTCTGCTGCCGTCCCAGTTAATGCACCAGATTCAACTAAATCAATAATACGATTAGCTTTTTCAATGTTTTGTGGTGCAGATTCAGCTAGACCAAAATGCGTAGTATCTCGTGCTACTGTTGCTTTTGCGCCTTCAGTTGCATATTCTTTTGTAAACGCTTCACCTCGTGTTAGTTCGGCTGCGCCAGCAACTTTTTCCCTACGGAAAGTGCCATCAGGAAGTTGAACCGTTACATTGCCGCTTTCATCAGGCGTACCAACGATCAATTTTCCTTGATTGGTAAATAATGATCCACCTTTAGCCACCACTTGTGGTTTATTTTGTTCATAAGCAAATTTAACGTATGCAGCTGTATCGCCTCTAAATTGTTTAAGCAATGCCAAATCTTTTACAGGATCACCCGTAACAGATGGCAATGGTGACCCGCCGCCTGGTGGTGTAAATTGACCTTTTGGCGCTACACCTTGAGTCGGTACGCCTTGCGTTGGCATACCCTGAACTGGCGCTGCTTGCGGCACTGCATCAATTTCTTGATTTGGTGGCAAGTTTTGGTATGCGCCCGATGGCCCAATCGGGAATGATTGAGCAACTGGCATTACTTGAGCCTGCGGAACACCTGTTGATGGCATACTTGTTTGTGGCATACCCGTTGGTGACATACTTGTTGGTGGCGCACCTTCACCATATGTTGTAGCCGCTGGTTGCTGTAACGCTTGAGCTAATTGTTGTGGTCTTGTTCTTTCAACAGGTGGCAACCCAACCAAAGCACGATCAGCATTTTCTGCTCTATATAGTAAATCTTGTCGGCCTTCGTCAGCTTTGTCCATTTGCTGCCCTGCAAGATAGCCTTGCAGAATTTTAGCAATTCCGGAGATAGGAGAAATAGGCGCTTGAATACCTTGATACGATCCAACTTCAATTGGCTGAAATGCTTGCTGTTGCAAAATTTGCGCCATTTGCTCACGACGAGCAATTGAACGGTAATCCTCATCATACGGGCCTGGCGCACGATAACCTTGCGTTGTTGGCATAGCAGTAGCCATGATTTACCCCGTGTAATTGTTTGCAGTCATCGCTGGCGCTTGAGCATTAGCCGAATCAAACATGCCGCCAGTTTGTGCTTGACCAAGTTTAAGTCGAGCAATGTAGTCTTTATAATCTTGCATATCGCCTTGCTGATTAAACTGGTTGTACATTTTCATCGCATCTTGTACGCCGCCAAACGGGTTTTGTGCTGCCTGTTGACCCATTGATTGCGGCATCTCTTGTTGCCCACCTTGCAGTGGTGTCTGTTGGGCTTGCTGTTGCAGCATCTGCGCCATTTTCTGTTGCGGAGAAAGGTTTACATATTGATTAAGCATCGCAATTCCTTAATAACTCTAAAGTAGGCAACAAGGCAGACTTTAGTGCCGCCATGTTTATTTTATATTTTTCATGCAAATTTGGGTGTTTTTCTTTCATCCATGCCACTCGATCCGCTGAGTGCGCCAAATACGCTGTGCAATCGTAACAATCAAGGCTTGAGTGGTCGATTGCAAAATGTTCTGGTAACTGACATTGAGTCTGTAAAAACGCCAAAACTTGTTTTTTAGTCCATGTTTCTATCGGTTGAATGTACGTCACACCATTCACTACCGACCCGTGCCGAGCCGTGGATTTGTGGCTTTCATCAAGCCTTTGCCCACGAATTAAGTGCGTAATGCCACGTTTAGCTATTGCCTCTGTCAGAGGTTGTCCCACGTTTGCCCAACAACAGTTTAAATAACTCTGTACTCGTACTGGCTTATCGCCTGCAAACACCATACCTTCAAGGCTATGGTCAACCGGCACAACATCACTTGGATAGCCGTAAAACTTAATCTGCTGCTCTTGATCTGACTTCACTTCAATAAATTCAACCGCTTCTGCTTTAACCTGTTCGATGATTTTGATCGTTTCAGGGTAAGACTTGCCAGTATTTGCCCAAAAGACGATGGGATTTTTTTCACGGTACAAATACCAACACGCTAAAGAATCCTTCCCGCCTGAGAATGCTAAACCTAACATCAGAAATACATCGCAGCCATGCCACCCAATGAAGTAAGCCCTTGAATCCCTGCATTAGCGCCAGCTTGCTGAATACCATACCGTGACATATCAGCCTGCCCTTGCGCCTGCGTACCCGCAAAAGTTGGTGATGGTGCAACGCTCATGCCTTGATACCCTTGGAATTGAGGCAATTGAATTTGTGAACCACCCATCAACCCAATGACTTCATTAATTGGCTGTTGTCGTAACGCCAAATCTTGCGCTAGTTGCTGTTGCTGTGCGGTATTTTGAAACTGGGCTTTTGCTAGTGCTTGGTTGTACTGTTGACCTTGTGCGGTAATGCCCTGACCAAAGTTTTGACCAACAGCAGCATTTGCTAGTTGATCGGCAGTCACGCCTTGACCAAAGTTTTGACCAACTGCCGTGTTGTATAAGCCGGCCTGCGACAATTGCTCGTTTAATCCTTGCTGACGAGCCGCCATGTCAATATTGATGCCTTGCAACGCAGCTTGGCTGTACAAGTCATTAATGCCCATTTGACGGTTTCTGTATGCAGCATCGTAGGCTTGTGTGCCTGGCGCTAAACCTTGGTTTGCCAATGTTTGCCTGAAAGATACGTCACCGGCCTGAATAGTTGGATCAAGTCGAGCCAAAATAGCTTGTTGAGCATTGATGCCTGCATTAGTAGGCATTTGAGTCAAGCCACTTGTATCTATTTGCCGTTGTGCCAAACCATAAGTGTCGGCAGCTGTTCTTGCTTGTGCTAACCCATATTGATCGGCTAGTGGCGCTGCTTGATACCCACCAAAATCTTTTTTAATATCAGTTGACGTTGGTGTAAAAGGTTGCGAAAGCGTGGCATAAGCATTTGAAATGCCTCTTTCACCAAGGTTAGCTAATGAAGTTTGCACACGTTGCTGTGCATCTAGCGTTTGTTGAGCTTGTGGGGTTAACGTTTGTGTAACCGTTGGCTGACCGCCACCCGTCATAAACCCTTCTCGGGTTGGCGCTGCGCCTCGCCGTGCATTGTCGGCATCAAAACTTGCTTGATCAAAATATGTTTGACCAGTTTGTTCATCTGGTCTGTAATATCTATTTCGGTCTACGTTGCCAGCGTTATATTTTGCCAACGCTGTGTCATAGCCGCTTTGGTCAAATGTTGGGGCAGAATAAGTTACAGTCTGATTCCCAAATGGTGTGTACATATTTGGGTTTGACATAATATTTGACTGCCTAGCCGCCGTCAAGTTATCAATACCTTGCTGTTTCGCTGCGCCAATATAATCTGGTGCTGGTGGTGCTGCTGCTGACTTACCCATTTTCTACCCCTAGAAATCGGCAATTTTCTTTTGCCAATGTCAAAAATATAATATCGCCATCCGGTGCTGCATCTTTTACCCTTGCTTCTTCAACAAAACCCATTTTAGTAACTAATTTTAGGCTTTTTGCATGGGTACTGCTCACCGGCACAATAATCTTTTTTACCTTACAAAACTCAAAAGGATAGCTAAATATCGCTTTTAAATACCCTTTTGTCATACGGCCTTCAATTGCTATATGGCACACAATCGAGGCTTTGTTCCAATTCTCGTAAATCACGCCTGCAATAATCTGACCGTCACGCTCTAACCCAATTGCTTGAGAACCATCTGCAAAATACTTGCCTTGTACTCGCTCTGCTACCCAATGACCTACATCAGCGCCTTGAACTATATGCCACCCCAACCTTGTTGGTAAACAATGTCCGTTGATGCCCATAGAATTGTCGTTCCTTGAGAGGCTGATTTAAACTGTGTGCCAGCGCAATAACCAATGCCAGTTACGCCTTGCCAATTGTTTGTGATTACCGTATCTGTAGCCCAATAGTCCACATCCCACAAAGCCGTATCCCATTTAGCGGATACTTGTGGGCTAAAACTTAGCGCCGCAGTTGTGTCTGCCAAGTCAAAATCCATGTTTAAACCAATGAAGATTGACGGTGTGCCGTTTGTAAAGATCGACGGTCTAGCTCTAGTGAAATACTTTTTGTACCCACGGGCATCAAAATAATTAAACGCTTGCAACGCATAAGCATTTATGTCACTTGTGTCATCAGCAAAATTGTCATCCCACGCATGAGCAACAAATCCGTTACCACCCCAATACGATTCATTGTTAAAAATTACCCAACAATTAGCGTATTGACCCGTAAAGTTGCACCATGATTTTGTAATATTGTTCATTACATATTGCTGTTGCTGCCCTTCAGCAACAGGCACATTGACCGTTAAAGCATTGCGTTGTGGATCAAAAGTAATATCCCACCCAAAATTTCCACCGTATTGTTGCGTTGCAGCGTTAAATGCACCTTGAATTTTGTCTGATAATGCAACTCTTGGATCAAGTCTTGATGATTGCAGGCTTGCCGCAAGTGGATATAAACCGTTGTAAGTCAAAATTAGTATGTCACCGCCGTATTTAATTAGGCATCGTTTGCCAACGGGCTTACCAAGCCTCCAAACGCCCACTAGCGCCCATTTTGTAGCGTCTGATGGATCAGTACCCGCCCAAACAATGACCTCGCCATTGGAAGTTATAAACACTAGGTTATCGTCTACTCCGTAACCTGCATCAAGCGTCCAAGTTCCTACAGCGACTAAATAGCCGCCAAGTTGAGCAACCGAACTCATATCAATTGCGGCAGCTGCACCTGAAATACTTAAAGTTTGCAAATACCATGCTTTTAACGTTGCGTTTTGCGTAAACCAAACTTGGTTTTTAAATGTAGTGATATTGCTCAACGTGCTTGCAGTTACGCCAGTAATAGTTGGGTTTGTCCAAACCGATCCGTCATAAAGCAACGGTGCATCCACACCATTGACCGCCATGAGGTAGCCGCCACCAGCTGTTGTGACGTTGACGTATTCCCATTGAGCGTTTGTTAGCCCTGTTCTTACAGCTGCGCCTACCGCACCGCCGAGCGTACAATCAAAAATAGATGTGCCAGCAATAGCAAACAGTTCATTATTCGCACCGCTTGAGTACGACATTAAAGTCTGAACTTGACCTGTAATACCTGTTGAATACTTTGTATAGCCACCACGCAACACTACGTTGTTGACAGTTGGAAAAAAGTTAGTCAACTGGACGGCATCGAGCGTATCCATGTTTGCAATAGAGTCCCGCACGTTCCAACCACCGATAGGCGCAGGCAATGATTGAACCCGTGCCGCTGTACCTTGAACAAGTCGGCTTGCCATTAGTTTGTCCCGTAGCCAGTATCAGGAATGTTGTCGTAGCCGATTAAGACTGTGCCTGGGCGTGGTGCAAACGACAAGTTGGCCGCTGACGTATCCTGCGCCCGAACAATCTCAAATTCCTCGATATAGTTGCGATACATTGCTGTGGTATCAAAGCCTTTAGCCTCAAAATACTTGAGCTTGGTAGCCAATACCATTAGTCGATCTGGGTAAATGCAAGTATCTGTATCGGCAGTAAATGAATTCTTTACAACATCAGTTGACGATAATGCCCAACCTTTTGACCGATACTCGTAGCCTAAAAGCTCGTTAGTCGAAACGCCAGGCCAAATTTGAAAGTATTTGCCTAGCAAGCGCCAACGAATCCGTGGGCCAGTCGAAATAAAGCCCGACAACAGCCATTCCCATTGCTGTGGGCTTTCTGGACCGAGCATTTCCCAATGTTTGGATTTGTCCCAATGGGTTCGTGGCACAGTTGATTCGTAATCTGCGGGCAAGTCATACTTCACTTTTTCAAAAGTGATTGAAGTGCCCACATACGTCCCTGTGGAGGGTAGATTAACGGTAACTTGCGTAGCTGAATCAACAGATTCAATGTAACAAGCATTTGAAATGCCGTTACCTACGACTTGATACGTTGTATCGAGTCCCGCAGTCGATGGGATGTTGGTAATCGTATATGTATTTTCAACCACATCGCCCGTTGTTACGGTAAAGACTGTGGTGAATATGTGTTGTTTAGTTAATTCCCGCCAGTCATGTTTTCGCAAGAATTCATAACCAGCAGCGTTCATCAAAGCCAAGATTTGAATTACATCTTGGTTCGTATTCGATGCCACAGTAGTTGGCGTTGATACACCCAATTCATTGGTAACTTGGGTGACTAGCTGTAGCATCGTTGATGACATTTATTCCTCTTTTTTTGGCCTCCCAACCTTCTTTTCCGACAACTGAGCCATCAAAGCCGCCATTTGCTCTTTGACTTGAGCAAGTTCCTGCTTGGTGTGTTCAATCTCAGTTTGACTAGAAGATTGGTTTTTAACTTGCAAATAACGCCTTGCCAACTCTCGCAAGCCCATCGCACCCATGCCAATACGCTGCAATTGGTTATCGGTAGCGGTAGCAACTTGCTCAACTGTCTGGAACTTAAAGATTTGCAATTCTGCCATCTGCATATCGTTAAAGTTTTCAGGATCGTCTTTTACCCATTGTTCCAACGGTACGCCAATAACTTCAGCGTTGTTGTTTTGCATCTGAAAGTGCAACCATTGGCGTGGAAAACGTCTTTTGTGATCTTCCCGAACGGGTTGGTCAACAATGTTCGTTTTATCGCCTGGTACTGTAATTCTAACAAACGGCTTTTCTTTATACGGTTCTTTGTCGTAAACGTAAAATTCAACGTGCAAATGGTTGTCTGCGCTGTGAATATCGCTGTCTAAAGCCAATTTAAGCCCCTGTTAATGTTACCCATGTAGTTGCGGAAGTTGCTTTTACCAACATTGTTTTAGCCGTTGCAAGCGTAACACTTGACGCAGCTGCGTTCATTGTAGTCGTTGTTGCAAAAGGATAGACGGTAATTGTCTGACCCGAATCATTACGAATAATCATTTCTGCACCAACTTCGCATGGTGGCAACTTAACGCCAGTCGATGCTGCTGAAGTCGTAATCGTGTTGTTTGACACGTTTAGCTGCAAAGCGTCTGCTGCGGTTGTGCCAAGTGCGACTAGGCCGACAGCGCCTTCGCCACAGATTACTTGTGCAGTTAACGATGAATTGCCTGCGCCCATAATTCTTGATGGAAATGCCATGATAATCCTTAAAGTTTAGTTACTCATCGCTTTTGCCATTTCGTGCAAAAGTCCATCGCCACATACTTCAATCGTAACATCACCAAAGCCTGCTACGACATTCTGAAAATCTGTCACCTGTTGTGCCATCCACGGCGCACACTTGTACGTCACATCGTTAATCATAGCGTCAATTACACGTTCTGCGTCATTACTTTCTTGTTTATAAGCATGGTGTTCGCCATTACGGTAACTTGAATCCATGCCAAACATAAAGATACGCTGAAAGCCTTGCAACTTAGCCAATATCAACGACAAGATGCCAACAGTTGTAAACCCGCCCATCAGATGAACTGGTCGAGCCTTTTCATGCTCAAGCAACTCATAAACGCCAGGCGTATTGGCGTGTACCAATACAACATGATCTTGTTTTAAAGCCTCAAATACCGAATTGTCACATTGACTAGCAATATAAAAAGTTGTTGCTGCGTATGGATTTTGAACAAACCTTACGTTCTCTGGTCGAGCATCAAGCATAACCATTGCGTCAGGCACAATGCCTTGCTTAACCAAATAATCGTAAGAGCCATTCATTGCCCAAACTTTAGCGCCGTTTTGATGACGGGCTTTTAACTGGTCAATCGTGTCAACCAAACTTGGCCCACCACCAACAAGACAGACGCTGCCTTGGGATGACTCGTCAAAATCAAACCAAGGCAGCGACCTTTTTACGGATCGCTGCACATTGCCCAACAAAACGTCAGGCTCTGTGTTCCCTACAACATCAAGTACAGCTTCAATCATTTAGGTGATCTGTGACTGGAGATGTGGACGGTTGATGGTAACGGTAATGGTTGAAGTCGTAGAAGTGACGGTAGTCAAGTTGGCTGAACGTGCAGCAACAACTTGCAGACCGGCAGATGCCAAGACTTTCACACGACCAGCTGTAGCCGACAAGAACAGAGTAACGTTAGGTGCAACGGTAACGGCTGTTTTCTTGATGACTGCATTACCAGCAATTTGATACCAACCGTAAAGACCCGCTGTACAAGCCGACATAGCGACTGCGACAGGTACGTCTTGAACGGCGGTGTTGACAACCAAAGTTGTTTGGTAAGTTGTAGCGTTGTAGCGCACAACAGAACCAACAACAGTTGATGCCACGCCTAACAACAGGATGAACTCACCCTCGCCGTAGGTTGGATCAAATGCACGAACAATAGTGCCGAGAACAGCTGGGGGCGTAGGAATAGTCGTGCCGCCTGCGGTTGTAACACCGGAGTCCGTTTGATCGATATTTAAAACCCCGATCCGAGGTTCGTCAAATGTATATGCCATGATGGTTTCCTTTAAGCGATCAGAACGCCGCAGAATTGCGGGCCTGAAGATGTGAGGTTCCCGGCAAAACCGATGAGCTTAACGATAGCGTCTTGGTTAACAGCTTGACGTTCGCCGCCGATTGGCACGAAATTACGATCAGCGTGTGGACGGAACATCATGTATTTGGTGTTCAAGAACCACATATGATTGGCAGTTGCATCGTTACCGATACCACCGTCCAAGATCACATCTGATGCCATGCCAGCGCCGTAGTATTTCAACGATGCAAAGCCTGCGCCAACTGACGAATTGCCACCGTCTGAAATGCGTTGAATTGACTGCAACGATTGCAAATACAGCTTGTAATAGTTGTTGTCGCAAACGATCAGATCAGGTTTGTCAGTTCCACGAATCAGCTGAACAGCAAGAGCATCCATGTACGACTGGATGTTTGATGCTGAAGTAGCCGAACCGCCATCTGTCACGCCTGAGAACTTAGCCGAACGCCAAAACGAGAACGATGCACGATTGATGCCGCCGTATGTGCCTGTGCTTGGTGCGTCCGGGACTGCGGCCCCGAGTCCGGTGATATTTTTCCCGGAGTTCCCTGTACCGTCTAGGTAAATGTCACCCGAAATACGGTTAGCCAATTGTGCTTCGGCAACCATCATGCGACCATCTAGCAAGTCGATGATTGCTTCTTTTCCGCTGTTCTGAATCATCTCCAGACCGCTGATCGAAATTGCCGCAGCGTACTGGGTGATACTGAACTGTGCCGCACTACCAAATGTTCACAAGGTTTCGTTAATCCCTTGCCGCCCTTTCGGACTGCTGCATATTTCTATGCAGAGCAGACTATCTCACAACCCCGTAGGGTTCTTTGCACTTCGAGCCACTTGGCTCTACGGGTAGTCACACCCTAGTCGTTACACCTTCCCATCTCTGGGCTTGGCTCGGTATTGTCTTCAACTTAATGGTCAGAGTTTCACCGAATTCACAAAGTTTTTCGATGCAGATTTCTCTACAAAGCCACTAATTCGTCAATGGGACTGTTTTGCGAAACGTTCAAAACTTCATAGCCTGAATAGCTATTAGTATTGTCGGTTGCGGCATCCTGGTACATAATTTCTTGCAAAATTACGTTACCGCCAGAAAACGTCTTTACGTTGCCACGTTCTTTCAAACGGCGCAGTAAAGCGTTGTTGTTTGTTACGTTGTCAGCAAGTTCACCGGTGCGGCTTTGAATGTTAGTCGCAATGATGTCGCTGATCGAGCTATTGGCAAATGCCATAGTAATCTCCGATTAGGTTATCAAAAACGCTCATTAAGATTGTCAAACTGTTCCATCAATAATGAACGCCTATCTTGCGCTTTGGTACTCGTTGCCGCCCCTGGTGTGGAGGACTTAACGCTGACCGCTGCCGCCCGAGCCGCTTTCGCTGCCCTGTTCGATTGTTCCCGTTTCGCTGCATCTGCTTGACCCTGTGAGGCTTGCTGATGTTTTGTAAACAGGTCGTTATCTAGGCGTATTGCCTTTTGGTACGCATCATCCAAGTCCTTTGCCACACCGCTGTTAAGCAGTTGGATCATTGTTGGACGAGCTTCCTCAAAATACTCTGCTTTTGATTGAAACTGGTTAATTTCGCTCAAAAGCGCTTCATTCTGTGCATTTTCCTGCGCTTGCTTCCAATTTAACACCTCGCCACGAACTTGTGCAAGCTCGTTTTGAATGGCGTAAAAGTTAGGATCAGTAGGCTGAATCTGCACATCGCTCATGTTGATGCCGTACTGTTGAGCTAATTGTGCAAAATATGCTTGTTTCTGCTGTGGCGAACCGTGGCGCAAGACGTTATCAGCCTCCATCAAGGCTTTGACCGCTTGTGGTGCTTCAATGCCTAAACCACGGATGTTATTCATGTACGGCTCAATGGCTTGCTGCATTTGGTCAGCATATTGAGCTTTAGTAAGCAAAGGCTGAACCCCTGCTCTCATTTCTTCTTCACGTTTCCAAGCGTATTCTTTTAGCTTTGGATCAGCTGTAGTCCACGCTTCGTGATAATCCTTCTTCCACGATGCTGGTGGTCGTTCCCAAACTGGTGGCTCTGCCGGTGGCTCAAGATTGGGTTGTTCCTGCGTCTTTACTGCCTCGACTGGTGCTTCATTCTGAACCTCATCGAACTGCTGTGACAGTAATTCTCGACGATCTGGCTGTTCAGTATTTTCCAATTGCATACCCCTTTAGGTAAATTTACGGCGTAGTTGTGAAAGAACTTGGTTTGCCTGTTTGTGCGTCATGTTCGCCAGCTGCTGCCGCATGACTTCCCTGCGTGTGTCAACAGGCGGTGGCAACTTGGTTTCCATCTTCTCATTGCCTACTTCAAAGCAATTATGTTGGCGCAAGTGTTCCCGATGTATTGACCGGCTCGTAATCATTGACCCGTCAATCATGGATTTGTAGGGTTGAATGTCTGGCATTACCATTGGGCCGAGGCTGTCGTAATGCTCTTTTGAGCCTTTCTCGACCAGTTCGCCATTAACGTATATGTAAGTTTTTTTCATAGCAGTAATAAAACGTCCTCGTCATCCATGTCAATATAAGCACTATAAATCTGTTCAACCCGTGCAATATCAGCAAGCATTGCCTCGTAATCAATTATCGCCGGTGCTTCAATCGTAGCCTCAATCAGTACAAACGGCTCTGCAATTACCTCTGCAATCCTTGGTTTGCCTTCAACTATTTGCTCAAATAACGCTAATACTTCATCACGCCTTGCTTTTGCCTTTGCTGCCTCTTGCTTACGGTATTTTTCTTCGTCTTTTTTGCGTTTGCCGCCATCGTGCGTATCAAAATAAACAATAGTGTCGCTTACTTGAAACGCATCATTTTCAAACGCATCAATTTGAAAAGCGACAAACATTTATATGCCTTTTTCTAATGCAGCTATGCGGTCAGCTTGGGTGTCTACGATTGCCATCAATGCTTGCACAGCACCATACAATGCTGCAATCATCTGCCCGCCGTTTAAGTCAAGGCAGTCCTCAATAACATCACCTGTAGCTGGGGTAAACGGTTTGACCGATACGGCGTTCTTAAATACCTTTTGAACGTCTTGAGCAATCCAACCAAGATTGTGTTTATCTTGAATCTGGTCATCGCTGTAAACACCTTCAGCAAAGCCAAAATGTTTAAGCGGGACTGACTTTACAATCTCATAGCAACGTTCAAGGTTTGCAGGAACAATGTTGGATTTAATACGCTCATCCGAAACAACCGTCCACAATCCACCTACACCCGGCTTTCCAGCGGAGTCGGTGCTGATTTCAAGTTTGTAATTTGGACTTGCTGTTCCAATTCCCACGTTGCCGCTTGTGGTGATACGCATACTTTCTGTAGTGTTTTGAGCAAATATAGTTGTTCCAGCGGTTGTGTTAAAACGCATATTGCCCGATGCGGTTAATTGTGCATTTGCAGTACCTTGCAAGCCAACACTAAAGTTGCCTGTACCTACTTTTACATCCAATGGAGCAGTTGGCGAACTCGTCCCAATCCCCACATTACCACTAGAGTCAATACGCAACCGCTCAGTGCCAGCCGTACTTGCAGCAACCGTATCCGCAGCGGGGAAAAATATGCCTGTGTCGGCTGTACCAGTCGTAGACACAATAGCGGGAAGTGCAGCCGTTCCAGCTTGAACAGTAGTCACTCCAGTTGCAGATAAAGTTGTAAATGCACCTGTTGTTGGTGTCGTAGCCCCAACCGTACCGTTAATGTTAATTGATGCCGTACCCGTCAGGTTAGTGACCGTACCGCTAGATGGCGTACCTAACGCACCGCCGTTGACAACAAAAGAACCCGCTGTGCCAACGTTGACACCGATAGCCGTTTGTACGCCTGTACCCAATGCTGTTAAGCCTGTGCCGCCGTTAGCAATTGGCAACGCCGTTCCGCTATAACTAATAGCAAGCGTTCCTGAGCTTGTAATTGGCGTGCCAGTAATGCTTAAAAAGGATGGAACAGTTGCAGCTACGCTTGTAACGCTGCCAGAACCCTTATTATTAAACGTAGTCCAATCAGCTGACGTTAAATAACCATTAACAGCCATTGTAGCCGCAGGAATTGCAATTGTTGGGGTTGCACCGCCGCTAGAAGTAACTGGTGACGTTGCAGATACAGAAGTAACTGTGCCTGAACCCTTAGAATTAAAGGTAGTCCAATCTGCCGAAGTTAGATATCCATTAACAGAGGCAGTAGCCGCAGGGATGCTTAAATGACTTGCTGACGTACCTGAGCCAGTTAACGGCGCATCAGAAGTTACCGCTGTTAAATACGCACCCGCTGTTTGTTTGTTGTTAAATGTAGACCAATCAGTAGCCGTTAAATACCCATCAACCACCGCTGTTGCCGCCGCCATTGAAATCGCAGGTGTTGCGCCTCCAGACGATGCAACTGGCGATGTTCCCGTCACGCTTGTGACTACGCCCGTTAATTGACTTGATGGCACTTTGCCACTTGCATCAAGTGTTGCCACACCATTAGCAACACCAGCATCTAATTCTGCCGCTGTGCCTAATCCTACTAAAGTGTGCGTTGCGTTCCAATCTGACGGTCTAACAACTGTCGTATCTGCGCCGTCAGGGATTGCGCTTACTTTGGTATGAGTTACGGTAACGGTCATTGAATCACCTCAACACCAGATGCCCTTCCATCAGGCCCACGGATAATCTTTTTAGGCGCTGCAATTACTGTCATCACGCCGTTGATTTTATCCATTGCCATATTGTGCATATTGTTCATATTGTCGTGCATCTGAACCATGCGGTTCATGGCTTGCGTCACATTGTCACCCAGTTCTGCGGCAATCTTAGTGCTTGCAGCCTCTTGAGCCTCAAGTAACGGCAAATCTAAGCCTGGGTTTGCCCCAATCCTGGCGACCATAATCTTAGTTGCAGACTCTAGCTCTGATTTCCATTTTTCCAACTGTTCAGCAGCTTGCAACTTAGCTTGCTCCATTGCCTGCATATACTGTTGTTTTTGCGCCTCAAGTTGAGTTTCGGCTTGTAGTTTCATTTGCTGCATTTGCATATCAGTTTGAGCTTTAGCTTGTGCCACTTGAATATCGGCTTGCGCCCTTAACTGGTCAGATTGAGCTGTAGCTTGCATCTTCATCTGCTCAAATTGCTGCTCTGCTTGCATTTTTACTACTTCAGGATTGGGCGGTGGTAGCTGCTGCGCCATCATTTGCTGTTTTTCTTGCAACTGCTGCATAGCCTGGTCAATCGTACCCTCAATCGGTGCGGCCTTCTTATATGCGCCAACGCCAAACTTAACCAGTTCAATCAGCATAGGAACTAACTCTGGCGCCTGCTGACCCATTGGTAACGCTTGCGTCAAGAACCCACCCATTGCTTGCAAAAACTCAACTCGCTCACGTTTGTTTTGATTCTCGTCAATCTGCACCAAGCTATCTGAATCCACTTGGATGCGGAACGAGCGTAATGGCTTGTCTTGAATTAGCTGCAAGGCTTGTGGGATCAGCGCCTGATCTGCCGGCTGCATACCTTGTGCGGCAGCGTACATAAGGATAGTTGTGGGCTGGAACTTAGTGCAAATAACCTGTGCTTTTAACTGGAATAGCTCACTCGCAAACAGGGCAACATCTTCTTGCATCGAGCGCAAGCGCAGTCCTGCATACTGACCCTTAATCTGTTGTGCCGTAGCGGTTTCAGAGGCTTGTCCCTGTCCCCGAATAATGTCACTAATACCTGTAATTTCATAGATTTGGGTTTTGATTTCATTCATTGCTCGATAGCATTGCATGAGCGTTGCCGCCATCACATCAATTGGCAACAAGTCAATCGACCCTTTTAATCCACCCTTTTCAGAGAACGCCATCCACTTATCAACTGGGATTAGTGTGTTGTTATCGCCCTCAGTCAAAAGACGCTGCAAAGTGGGTTGTGATGCGTCATAGACCCCACGCACACGCAACGCCTTGACTAGCCCGTCAATGCGGTCAGTCAAAATGTCTAGGTCTGTGGCTTGGTCTTGATACAGCACAAAGTCTGGCACAGGCACAAGCGTATCGCTCGTCATCGTGGCGTACAAAGGTTTGGCACATGGAAAGAAGTTTTCTAACTCTAGCGGATCGTCACGTTCGTCAAGAATGTTTGGGCAACTCTTGCTAATCCAGTACACCTTGCCGCTTTCTTTGTCCCAAAGCTCACAAATTTTAGCCCGTGTGAAGTCTTTGGATTGGGTCGAATACTGCTTATTGGTTTCAGGCCCTGCATCCAACGGAATGGATTTAGCCGTTTCCTCACCAAATCGTTCGATGAGGCTGTCTTTGGTCATGTACACCCAGCGCCAGACTTGAGTGACTTCCTCCCATGTACGGGCAACCGAATGACCAAAGTCTTTCCAATGGACGTAATCGGTAGGCGCACACTCGTACTCAATTTCCTCTTGTGGCTCGACTTTCTCACCCATAGCGCCATCGAGCGTCATGGCTGTCTTGACTTGTTGACCTGTACTGTCAACCTCGTCAACATCTTCGGTTACTTGCAGCCCATCTTCAGGAATGTCTTGCGCCCGAACGTGCGGCTCGTAACGCACCCATGCTACACCTCGACCACCCAAGAACCTGTCTTCAACTGCGTGTTTCATGGTCGATCTGAAATCGGTGTAATGCTCGATCTCAAAGTCCAAGGCACGTTCAATCAATTGGCTGGCAACACGGGCAACTGGGTCGTTATCCCCAAATCGTCGAGATACGTCAGCCTTTGGCAACCTGGCATATACCGCAGGGATCAGCGTCTGTACGTTAGACCACAAAATGTTAAATTTAGCGGTTTCGTTTGTGTTCTGATTACGGTTGTCATCACGGTAGCGCCTCACAATCTTATTTGTGCGAGCTTCCCATTTCTTGAACTCATTGTCGTATTGGCTAATTACGTTTAGCCACTTCTGAACACCAGTTAATGCTTCCATCTTAGTATCTCGCAAAAATTACGTCACGGTTTGCCCGCCCGACAATCTCGTAGCCCCAATCTTGGAGTAGGTTGATTGTGTCCTCGTCGGTGTATCCATAACGACTGCCCAAACCTTTCAGCTCAAGCGTGATAACTGGATACGTTCTCTTGATTGTTTGTTTAGCACCCAATATGGCTAGATGCTCGTAGCCTTCAATGTCTAATTGGATAAAGTCGCAATCATCAACCTCTAAAGCATCAATTGGTATAACTTGCACATCGTTGCCTGCCTTTAATTGATGCGCCCCAATGTTTTCAGGGTATGGGTGATCGACTGATGCTGTGCCAATTTTGTCACCAAATGCAGCCCAATGATGCTCAATGTTGGCGTGGCCTGCAACGTTTAGCAGCAACGCCTGATAGTTGACCAGGTCAGGCTCGACTGTAATGACACGCTCAAATTGCCCTGCCATCGTTGCGGGATAAACACCGATATTGCCACCGGCTTGAATAACTGTGCGGAACTGGTTCATGTGGGTATAACTCACATTTAAGTCCGGCAGCTCAACCAAGAGTGCGTTAATGCAGCACTCGTCAATATCGGGAACTTGCCAGCCTTTAACCAATTTCATACGGTATCCTTGTTTGTTCCCACGGTCTTGGTTTACCGTGAAAGATCACCACCTTGGCATCGTCTAACCCGTTTGGCAGCACATCAGCCTTAAAGCTCACAATTCCATCACATATGTCCTGCCAGTATGTCACTTTGTCCCGCATAAAGTGTTCGATGTAAGCCTGGTCACCACCCGCCGTATACATCTGCAATGCTGCAAACTTGTCGTACAAATCAACAGGTTTCGACCAGTACATCATGCTCGACTGCATGGCTTTCGGGTTGTACTGACCCCTATAAACGTCACGCATAATCACAAAATCATGCTGCTTTGCCGCCTCGATCATTGCCGTACAGTCACCAATTAGCACCGTGTCTAAGTCAAAGTACAGCGCACTTGGTAGCCTGAACAACTCCATCTTTGCCCACCAACCAACCCAATCGTGCATTAAAGGGATAGTTTTGCACTCTAGCTCAACGTCCGACAGGCACACAAACTCATGCGGTGGCAAATACTTGGCGCACATCTTTTGCAAGGCGTAAACGTGCTTTGGTTCAAAGTCACCGCCAGACCGCAAGACCGACGCTACGATCATGCGCTAAAGATGCCAATTGCTAACACTTCCACGCCTGCGCCTGTCGTGATTCGCCACGATCCAAACTTAGAAATAGCGCCTAACTCAATGTTGTAAGTGTTAATGCCTGTGCCGCACAACGCTGGCAAAACGGTATGTGAAACGCCTGCACCATCAAACAAAACCACATTACCGGATGCAGCTGTTGACACGGTACAAATTAAACGGGCTAAGTAATCACCAACTGCACCTGTACCGCCTAATACTTGAGCCGTTTGGCTTGCTGCAACGTGTTCGTATTGATATTCATAAGGATGTTGTACGCCGCTCATAATCTTCTACTCCGGTTTGTTGTGTGGGTTGCCCACATATCATTCAAAGTTACTGTGTTCTCAGGCCCGACAATCAACGGCTTAACCATATCTGGCTGCTTAACCTTTGGCTCTAGCCTCCAAGCAATTGCTAGCATCCTAAATGCGTCAGCTGGGTGGCTTGTCCAATCATGCCTGGGCGTTTGCCTAAATGCCTTCTTGTCCTCGTCGTATTCCCGCTGATACTGTCGTAAAGCCTCTAGCCCATCGTGCGTTCGTTCGCTGTCAAACCAACATTGCGGCAACATCTGACGCACCGCTTGAATCCCATCTTGCACCGACAAGTCAGGAACAATTGCCATGTTGTTAATACCTAAATACTCACTCAACTGCTCAATGACTGACTTACCCGCTGCTGCTAGAGTTTTTGCCCTTGCATCGTGCGGTAGGTAATGTTTTGCGTATTTATACGGCTTTTCTACGACTATTTTAGCTATTTCTGCAATGTTTGCACCACTTATTGCAAAATAATCAATGATATGGATTTCGTTGCGGATGACCTGATACCACCAAATAGCCGTGTCATCACGATAGCCTAAGTCCCAAGCCGTGTAAGTCGGTAGGTGCGGATCGTAATCAACACACCTAACTTGCCCTGCGTCTGTGATCTTGCGTAAGTCCTCGCCATAAAAAGCGCCCAAAATTGCCGCCTCAAACGAACACTCGTACTCTTGTAGGAACTGGTCATCGCTGATCTGTGCGGCAGCTGCCCGTAGCTCTGTGTCAGGTAGCAGTCCAGACTCACTAGCCTTTAAGACAAGGTGAAACCACTCGTCAGGCGTTTTCTTTGCTGTTTCAAATATCTGCCAAAACTGGTTCTTTCCCTTTGGCGTACCTGCGAACACAGCCCAACCTTGCTTATCTGACAATGTAGGCCGAATGACGTTACCCCAGACTGATGGCCTGAAGTCACCATATTCGTCCATGAAAACGCCATCAAAGCCCAAGCCACGCATAGCATCTGCGTTGTCAGCCCCGAACAAGCGTATCTTCCCCCCAGTTATAAGCTCAATGGTTAGCTCTGCCTCGTTGCTTGATGCAAGAACTGGTTGGGCAAAGTGTTTAAGGTAATCCCAAGCCACAGACTTAGCCTGGCTGCGGAATGGCGCAATATAAGCAAACAGGGGATTTGTGCTTTTGCACATGAGTGCAGCCCGAACAATGTCGTTAATGGCTGCGACTGTCTTGCCTGCACCTTTCGGCGGTGGGCAACTAAACACGCCCACCGCTCGCTCCTATCGTGAAAAGGTTTAAATGCTGCTCTTGGGGAATACGGCAAAGTAACTAAACGCTTTGCCAATTTTTGCCTCGCCAAATTTCATATATTGCGCTTTTACTTACGCTGTACAAGTTGGCGTATTTAACGCCTGTCATTGCACGTTCTCTTATATGCACCACATTTTTTATTGTGAGTTTTGCCCATGTTGCTTTTTCTGCACGATTATTAGGAAGGAAATTGCGTTTTTTTTGTACGCAATCTTTCATGTTATCGGATAACGTGCCTAAAAATAAATGTTCTGGGTTGACGCAATATGGGTTGTCGCACCTGTGTAAAACACACAAACCTGCCTCTATATTGCCTTTATGTAATAGGTAGCTAACCCTGTGAGCTTTGGCAATACCGTCTGATCTATGCCCCAATCCGATCAATCCGTAACCTAATTTGTTGGTTGCGCCAGTCCATAACCAGCAACCGCTGTTGGGTTCATAAGCTATTTTGTCGTGAAATCTATCAGACAATGATTTTCTAAGCCTTGTATCGCCTTTTGCCATGTCAACTCCCGTCTTGCCACTTGACCACCATTTCAATCGGGCCATTGTCAGCCCCAACGTGTTCCTGTCTGGCTAATTTAGGAACATGGTATTCAGCCACAGCCATAAAACAGTCAAACGCTGTCTTTGGGCCATGTCGTTCGTCCAAAGCAATTGATTCTAGCCACCCTTGTAAAAGGTATGCATTACCATCAACGAACGCTGCAATTGCCTCTCTAGCCTTTGCTGTTGACTTGTTAGGTGTGCCAGGTGCTCTACCGCCAACCCTCTTTCTACTTTTAGCTACTTTAGCTTGTTCCATATCTTTCTCAATTGTCGTAGATTTAAGATATTTTAAGTTTAGCTTACTTATTGCGTTCGCTGATATTCTTAGCTTTTGACCTTGCATCTTCTTTGCTTGATGCACCCCATGCTTTTAAGGCTAAGGCTAATCTCGTCGGTTTGCCGTCTTTCTCCATTGGCCCTGGCATATTGCCCATGCGTGCGAGAAAACTGGCTCGTCTTGGGTTATCACCTGACTTTACTGGTGGCTTGAGGTTCATGCCTTCTGCTTTGGCACTCGCTCGACCCTTGGCATTTAGACCGCCAGCAGGGTTCTTTCCCTCTTTGCGTTGCCAAGCCGCTGTCATTTCTTCTCGTCTTTAGCTGTCTTAGCTGATTCTTTAAAGTCTTTAGCGGTTGGTGCGCCTGGATCGCCTGGCTTTCTCATTTTCTCGCCGCTGCCAGCCTTGATCCGTTCCTGTTTGGCAAGAATATTGGCATAGAGTCCCGCTTTCATTTGAACGCCTTTAGTTTATATAAAGTTGAATCAAGCAAACCGGCAATCTCGTCGATCAGGTTCTGTAACTCTGTGTCTTTGGGCAATTCGTCACGAATGTCCTTTACAAAGGCTTTGACGCTTGTAATGTACTTAACTGGGTCTGTGGCTAAATGGAAGTCTTTAGGATAGCTTTTGATCTGCTCGTAAGCCCCTTGGTACGTTTCTGCCCAAGTATCAACTAAGTCGATGATGCCTTCGTAGTATTTTTGCAACGCTTTATGCTTGGCATAAGAGTCTGTTTGCAAGTGCATAAAGTGTGCGTTTGTCCCGCTATGGAACAAAGTTGCGACGAATACGGCAGGATAGTCCATAGTGACCTCATAGGGTAGCTATGATTATTGTACAACCGCCGCCCGATTTAATCATCCCCCTGCCTATTTCTATTTTGTCAAACTGGCTGTCATCGTCAAACACGCCTGCGTTGCCTAAACTGTCGAGCAAACTTTTGAGTCTGTTATCCAAATCTTGCTTGCGTCGGTCTTTGGGGAATATCGTGATGATGGCTTGTAGCCTGGCATCGCCAAAGTATGGGATTTTGTTAATTAAAACGTATTCTTTGACGGTTTGTTTGTAGTCCCTAGCGGATTTAGAAAGTATTGTTCTGCCGTGAAAATTGCGCCAGTAAGCGTTTACTGATGGTGGCAACGGCAGCTGGAGGGTAGCAATCATAACAATGCCTCGGTTTGGGCTAATAAATCCTCCTCCGTCACGCCATATTTCACCACAAACGCCTTTTTACCCAATCCATGTACCCCATCATTGCCCACATGATGAGTCGGGCATAGCGGTATAACCGGCGAATTTTCACGTTTCATCCCTAATCGTCTAATGTGATGTATGTGACTAGGTGTTTCCCCATATCCCAAGTGCCTGCAAAGTGAGCAACCAAGGTTAGCCAGTTTCTCATAATGCTTACGTTGCGCTTTGGTCAACTTGAGCCTCAGTCCATTGTTG